ACGAACAAATTAGAGATTGTACTCGTGAGCATGAAGTCAAAATAACAAATAATCAATCATAAGATTGATATAACTAAGGAGTAAACATGGATAATCAATCCGACAGGATATACATCAACCTAACCAAGAATAAAGATTGGAAGTCTCCAACAGATAAACTTCCAGTTTACATTGGTCCTAAGAATATGAAACATCCAGATAAAAACTGGACTATTGGGGTCAATATTAATGGTAAGTGGTATAACCAAGCTGCGTTTCCATCAAAAGATCAAGATGGCAATGTCAAGGAAGGTGAATTGACAGTAATTTTAACACCGAGTGGAGCAGGAGCAAGTAAAAATGCCTTTGCAAAACCAAGTGAAGGTGCTAATAACGAATATACCTTTTAACTTAGGCTAAAGGGTATCCAGCAGGGTGGGGTTTTTTTTCCCTTTCTAATCGTTTTCCCCACCTTGCTAAAAAAAGGATTTAACATGACAGATAATATAAAAGAACCATCACACTACATAGCAAACAAAATTGAACCTATTGATTTTATAATTAAAAATGAATTTGATTTTTGTGAAGGTAATGTAATTAAGTATATTTCTAGATACAAAAGAAAAAATGGTATCGAAGATCTTAAAAAAGCCAAACAGTATATAGATTTTTTGATTAAAAAAGAAGTTGAAAAAACTAAATAAGTATGACAAAATTTAAAAGAATTATCAATGGAGAGTGTCATTTTGAAATGATTGAACTTTTTGATGATGTACAGAAAGCTGCAAACAACTCGAATAGAGGAGAGTTTGTAGAATGCAAGATCAACAATATAAAATATGATTTTGCAACAGTAAAAAAGGAGCATGATGGAACAAACCAAGATGCGTCTGCAGAAGTTGATGGATCAACAGAGAAAAAAATCTGAAAAATATATCCAGACACTTCAAAAGGTTAATAGGCTAAAAGCTGAAAGCCATGACTTATATATAAAAGTCAATGAATGCAGAGAACAGTTAATGGCAGCAAAATAACCATTAACTTAATAGTTGAAAAAAAAGAAAGGAAAACAGTAGGGGATCTATGACCATAAATATAAGTAAACACTATAAAAAACATATAAAACATTTAGACCAAAATACATTTATCTATAAAGTTAAGAAAGCATTTTACCTTCTTACGAATCAAGAAGAAAGATTATATGAGGTAGGATTCTCGGAAGGATTTTTATATGCTGCGAAACTTTTACAAAAGCAACCCATACAAGATAGTAATAACAAAAAAATTATAGGAGTTGTTTATAAAAATGCAAACTTAAAAACTGTTAATACAATAGTAGATAAAGTTTGTGCAAAATATCTTGTAAATAAATATGATGTATTCAGTAAGAGTAGGTCTAGAGATGTAGTGAGAACTAGAAGTATTCTTTATAATCTTTTACATGAAGAATATAATGTGAGTATATCCTCTATTGGTAGAGTGTTTGGTCAAGATCATACTACAGTTTTACATTCTATAAATCAAAAACAAAATAAATCTATATATTGGGGTAGCGAATATTCTATATGGCAAGAATATGCTCATTTAAAAGAGGAGCTATTACCAATAACTACTTAAATGAAAAAAAAAGGTTGGAACAAACAAAAAGTTAAATCTTTTATTTGTGGTTATTGTAGGGAGTGTGATAAAGAATTATTAAGCGATGAAGGTGGATGGATTATTACAGCAAAGAAACAATATTTTTGTCATGATGGTAAAGATGGATCTTGCTTTGATAAATACTGTTTAAATAATTAATGGATTTAATATTATTAAATGATGGTTTTTATAACTTAGTTTCTGTAACAAAAGAAATGATGAAAGGTATAGAGATTATCCAAGAAATAGATTGCTTTGATCTTTGCGATATACTTAGACTACACTTAACTACTTATTATGACGCACCATATAATGTTCATGTCATGAATGATGGCACCGGTGATTTTTACGGATGTATATGTAAATAAAATAATATATTATTTCTTTTTCTTTTTTCTTTTACTAAAGTTAGTAAAATCCATAGTAAATACATCTTCTACTTTTTTAAACTGATTGTCTATCCAACCAAAAAATTTTAATATAATTCTGTCTAACATTATTCTAATATTAATTTCTTAATAGATTTTTCTCCCATGTAAATCTCTGTCTCTGCTTTACTGCGAATGCATTTATATTCTATGTGATTTTTTGCATCTCTTGTAGCAATTCTTTTTCCTTTTAAACATTCTGACATTGATGGTTGTATTCTATGTTCTTTTATTTCATGATTTACAATCATTAATAATGCTACTACTATTTCAACCATGACCATTACCATTTTGTCTTACTTTATCTTTTAACACTTCAATATCTTCCAATGCTTTTTCCATTTGTTTTGTTAAGAATTGTATATTAACTTTATTGTGCATCATATCTTCTATTCTCTTTTCAATTTTCTCAACTGTTTTATATAAATCTTCCAGCAACATATATTGTTCTTGATCAGTTGGTAACTGCTCGGATTTTTTAAGTAGATCAGCTTGGAATAATTCTCTTGAAGTTTCAAGTGAAGTAAGTCTAGCAGTTACTTCTGTATACGCAAAGACACCCATAGCTACAGCTACAACGATACCAATCATATTTTTCATTGGCATACTTACTGAAGTATTTTCACTTATCTTCATGAAGTTGGTCCACCACAAAGAGCTAACAAAGTCATCATTACTATAAGAACACCTGTAAAATAATAGTTCATACTGTCTACCTCCATAGGTTATCCTTTTTTAATAATGTTATGTGATGATAGTAATAACTAATACAACTGCTACAATAATAACAACTTCTTTATGATCATTCCAATAGTGTTTAGCTTTGTCTTTAATTTTATCAATCATATTTATCTCCTATGAGTTTGTATTATAAGATATTATAAACCCTGTCTATTATTATCTGCCTTGACCTAAGTAGCGATTGGTATTTTTTTGACGTTTTTCTGACTTATTCATAGACTTTTTATGTTGACCGGGTCCACGCTTTTTAGGTTTATCTCTAGGTATGAAGTGTGTAAACTTTTGACGAGCCATTACTTCTTTTTCTTATATTTTTTTTTCTTTATTTTCTTACCAGTTTGTTGAGATAGTATACTTGTTTTTCTACTGTATTGTTGTGAGTAAGATGTAGATATATTTTTCATTTGTATTTCTTCTCCCATATTTCTTGTTGTGTTAATCCTATTTCATCTTGTTTTAATTTTAATCTGTGGTCTATTTTAGTTATATTTATTTCTTCTACTAAAGCATATCTGTAAACTTTAGTGTCAGAATTTTTCCATTGAAAATGTAAAAGATGTTTAGGTTGGTCATAGTTATTTAATAAACTAGGATCAAAAGCAGCTATTGTCATTTTTTCTTTATCTTATTCATTGTAGTTACACCAAAAGAAGCTCCAACGATTGTTAAAATAATATACCAAAACATAGGATCAGCAAATTCTAAAATTTCCCATCCTCTTTGCATAGCATCTTGAGTGTAAGGTATGAAATGACAAGCCATTAAAATTGTAAAGAAAACAACTAACCATTCATCTTTTAGCGAGTTATCTTGTTGTCTAACCTGTTCTAACTGAACACCAATTTTTGCAACATCTACATTGTTAGCAGCTTCTAATTCTTTAGCTTTTATAATTTTATCTTTTTCTAATTTATGGGTAATTGCACCTACAGTTTTTTCTGCAATAATTTTTACAAACGGGTTTTTTAATAAACCTAATAAATGTATCATCCTGTTACCTTACCATCCTTCCATTTCATATCTGGTAATCCATTACTATATTTCTTACCATCATAAGTCAAAACTTGTTTTCTATTAGAGCCAGATTCATTATAGCTAATGTGGACCCAACCACCAGCAGGATCATTTGGATCATAAAACTCTAATATTAATTGATCAAAGTCTACATTATTTTGTAACCAATAAGCTACTTGAATATTAGGTATACCTGCAATCTCAAAATCTACTGCTTGACCTTTTGCGTGTTGGCTCGTTTTTTTCGATCCTATTGCTTCACACAATGCTTCACTACGATAACCAGAAGTAACAGTTATTGGTTTATCAAATTTAGCTCTAGCTGGTTCTAATATTTCATAAGCTACATTTTCTAAATTTTTAATATCACCAGCTCCAGGAGTATTATCAATACCTTTACGGGTAGCTGTCATTGACTTTGTAAATTCTTCTAGTTTAAAATGTTTAGATAGTTGCATAAATAATTTTTACCTTTAATTTCTTTTGTTCTTTAGTTGCTCCTCTTGATATAAATGTTCCTGTTACTCTTCTTTTGTATCCATCTTTAGGAATAGTTTTTGATTCATTTTTTCTATAATTTTTAGACTTAACATCATAAGCATTATACTCACCTGTTGTCATATTTAAAGTCACAATATCTATTGGTCCAAGTCCGCCAAGTGGCGTAAACACAAGAATATTAGGATCTTTGGCAAGATTAATTTGTGCCGCAAGTTCATTAATAAGTCCTGTAACCGCTTTTTTTCTTCTAGCCATAAAGACACTTTAGTAAATGTTAAAGTTTTTCAAATAGTATAACTATAATTGTAAACATACCACCAATAAGAGCTGACATAGCATAGTATAAGTGTTTCTTTATATCTTTAATTTCTAATTCAATATTGTTAATTTTTTGATGAGTTTGTTTTTGCATAATACGACAAAGTTTTTCGTGTGATTGTATTCTTTCTAGTGCAATATTTTTAGGCATAATTATCTTGCTGCGTAGCTTCTCGTTAATTTATTAACGAGCATTACAAGGTACTCCATTAGAATTAACAAATGGTGCTTCTGCGAACGCTATGTAGATATTTGTTTCACCATCACCATTCCATTGACCTTCTGATGCTCTTGCTTTAAATCCATTTGATAAAAAATCTATGTATTCAGTTGAACCAGTACCTTCAGCATCACTATCTTCTGCTGATAGTCGTTTATCCATTACATTATCTATATCTCTTTTATTGTCTTTTATTCTCCATCTACCAGTTCTTGACGTAGGTTTTACCATAAC